GGGCGTTGTCTTCTCTGAATGGTCGCTGGCAAACCCGATGTGCTGGCCTTACATCATGCCGATTCTTGAAGAGAATGGTGGGTGGGCGATCTGGATTTATACCATGCGCGGAAACAATCATGGGGCGCAACTGCTCAACTTCGCTATGAATCAGCCCGATTGGTTCGCGCAGAAACTCACCGCCGAGGATACTCCGGTATTTACCAGGGAACAGCTTGTCAGGATAAAGTCAGAACTTATCTCCATCCACGGACCAGAACACGGCGAAGCCCTGTTCATGCAGGAGTATTACTGTTCGAGCGAGGCATCCGTTCTTGGTGCGATCTACGCCAAGCAGATTGCCCAGGCTAGGAAGGACAAAAGGATCTGTAATGTTCCTCATGCGTCCGGGATCGAAGTCAACACGTTCTGGGATCTCGGCATGGACGATTCCACGACCATCTGGTTTATCCAGTCCATCGGAAGGGAGCACCGCGTCATCGACTATTACGAGGCCACCGGAGAGGGTCTGCCCCACTATGCGAAGATTCTCAAGGAGAAGCCCTATGTCTACGGAGAGCACTTCATGCCCCACGATGCGGCTGTCAGGGAACTCGGCACCGGCAAATCCCGCAGGGACACGGCGGAAGAACTCGGCATCCGCCCGGTGAAGATCGTCAAGAGGGCGAAGGACGCGCAGGCAGTCCGCAACGGTATCGAGGCGGGAAGAAATATCTTCTCTCAATGCTGGTTCGACGAGAAGAAATGCGCCCAGGGCTTGTCCGGCCTTGAGGGGTATCATTTCGAGTATGACGAGGAAAACAAGAAACTCAAGGACACCCCGTCACACACATGGCATTCCCACGCATCTGATGGATGGCGAACCTTTGCGGTTGGCTATCAGCCGAGAATCATTCACAAAACCGTAGGCGATATTATGCGCGAGAACCCAATTGACGGCGGGTGGGGCGGCTAAACTCACAATTTTAAAGGAAGAGCGAAATGGGGAAGAAGAAAGAGTCTGCAAAGTCACCGGACCAGAAGGTGCGCGATTTTCTCGATGAAGCAATGAAGCGGCTCAAGAAGGGCTTTGAGGCCGACAGCCACAACCGGAGAGAGTCGCTTGAAGACATCGACTTCCTCAACGGCGAACAGTGGGATGCAGCCGAGAAGAAGCGGAGGAAAACCGCAGGCAGGCCCGCCCTGGTCATCAACCACCTGAACAAGTACGTGGATCAGATCGTTGGCGACATGCGGCAGAATCGCGCCAGAGTCAAGGTGCGCCCCGTGGACAGCAAGAGCGACATCAACCTTGCCAAGATCAGGGGCGGGCTTATTGCCAACATAGAATACCAGTCCAGCGCGGAATCAATCTACGATGAGGCCGGTACGTCAATGGTCGAATGTGGATACGGCGCATGGCGTGTTCTCACCCGTTACACCGAGGAAAACCCATTCCTCCAGGAAGCCTATCTTGAGATCATCCCCAATCCTTTTGTGGTGGTTATGGACCCGGACGCGAAGGATTTCATGTACGCGGATGCCAACTGGGGATTCATCCTCGACAGGATGCCCGAAGATGAGTTCAGGAAGGAGTACCCTGGTGCCGATGTGCCGCCCGAATCTCTCGGGTCTGATGAGGGTCTTGGTTACGAGCATTGGTACAGCGATAAGAATGTGACCATTGCCGAGTATTTCGTCAGGGAAAAGAAAAAGACCCCGATGTGCCAAATGCAGGATGGTCAGGTGCTCACCGAGGAAGATGCCGCCGACATTAAGCAGGACTGGCTCAACAGGTTCGGCCCTATTCTCGCCGTGAACCCCGAAGCGGAGGTTCCGCCGGAGCCGGTCATTGTGAACACCCGAGACGCCGAAGTATACAAGATTCGTCACTACAAAATCACGGCAAGCGAAATACTCAGCGAAAACGATATTGATGGAGAGGTATTCCCCGGAAAGTATATCCCTATCATTCTTGTTCGCGGAAAGAAGCGGAATAAAGAGGGTAAGACTTTCATTCGTGGTCTTGTCAGGGAAGCCAAAGACCCACAGCGAATCATAAACTACTGGGAGAGCGCGGGTGCCGAGGTCGTGGCTCTTGCTCCAAAAGCCCCGTGGATAGGGACTCCCAAGCAGTTCGAGGGGTTCGAGAATGACTACGCCAGTGCCAATATCGAAAACTATCCCTTCCTGAAATATAATCCGGACCCCGACGCGCAGAATACTCCGCCCAGGAGAGTGGGCATGGGAGAGGTGCCGGTAGCGATTTTCACGCAGATCCAGAGGGCGAACGAGAACCTGAAAAGCGTTATCGGCATGTTCAACCGGGACGTCGGGGATACAGGACCGGAAGTCACCGGCAGGGCTATTCTTGCCGCTCAGAAGCCGGGAGACACGGCAACCTATGCCTACCCCGACAATCTCTCGAAGGCCATTGCCCACTCCGGCAAGATCATCAATGAGATTATCCCCGAGATATACGATACGGAGCGGGACATTCGTGTTCGCCAGTTCGACGACAGCGAGACATTTGTCCCGATCAATACTACCGCCAAGAGTGCCCTCAGTCTCATTGAGGCGAACCCTGAACGGTATCAGGGAATGGACGTGACTGCGCTTCGCAAGGCACTCAAGAAAGGCGGCGATGCCACATTTAACGACATGACCGCTGGTAAGTACGATGTGGTGATAACCGTTGGCCCGTCTTACTCCACTCAGCGGCAGGAGGCGGCGCAGAACCTTCTCACGCTGGTCAATGCCGCGCCTAGGATCATGGAGGTGGCCGGTGATCTGGTTGTCAGCAATCTCGATTTCAAGGATGCGGACGAGCTTTCCAGCCGTTTGCGTAAAACTCTGCCCCCAGGTCTCGCCAAGCCGAAGGAGGGCGATGAACCGGAGAAGCCGTTGCCACCCACTCCGCAGCAGCAGATCGAAACGCTCAAGCTGGAGTTCCAGAAGGCCAAGACGGAAGCGGAGAAAGAGCGCCTGAAAATCCAGCAGGTCAAACTGCTCAAGGAATCGCAGGAAACCAAGGGCAACATCAGGAAGGAGATCCTGTCTGCATTGCAGGAGCTTTTCGGAAAAGACCACCCCGCAGACCACGTAATCGACGGCATGAAGGGGCAGCATATAGAAATGTAAAGGTTTTGTGGGATTAAGGAAAAAGACGGCATTACAAGCCAACTTACAAGGAGATTTTATGACCACTGAAATCGCTGAACCGACAGCGCAGGCCGTAACCGAGGAACCGGCACCCTCAACCGAGCCAACGGGCGCAGAGCCCGCCCAGCCCGCAGAAGGTGGAGAACCGGGCGCTCCCGATACCGATCCTGAGCCGAAACCAACCGACAAACAGGGTGCGGAACCCTCCGGCGCAGAGAAGCGGATCAAGGAATTGGTTGCGAAGCAGAGACAGGCGGAACGGGAAGCGGCGTACTGGAAAGGTGTAGCCGAAGGCAAGGCCAAAACGAGCGGCGATGAGCAGGAGCCAGCCGACCCCAAACCGGCAGGCAAGCCCACCATCGAGCAGTACAACACCTACGACGAGTACATGGAAGCCCTCGCAGACTGGAAGGTGGAGCAGAAATTAATCGCAAGGCAGCAGGAAATCTCGAAAAACGATCAGCAGGCGCATCAGAAAAAGCGCATTGCCGCTTTTCAGGAAAAACTCGTTGAGGCCGCAGACGAAGACCCGGAAATCCTCGACTACTACCAGGATCAGACGCTCCCCATTTCAACAACGATGGGTGATGTGCTCCTGGAGAGCGAGGTAGGGCCGCAGTTGCTCAAGTACCTCGGCGAGAACCGCAAGGAAGCCGCACGTATCGCACGACTCTCTCCCTACGCAGCCGCAAAGGAACTCGGCAAGATTGAGGACAGAATCCTCAATCCTAAAACGGCGGACCCACCCAAAAAGATCAGCCAAGCGCCGGACCCGATTTCCACGGTCAAGCCCAAGGGGAAGATCACCAACCCGACGGACGATGAAGCCGACATTCACGACTTCATCAGGTCGAGGAATCAGGCGCAGTTTGGCAAAAGAGGATAGTGAAAAATGTCCAACACTCTCATCACCCCGGTAAAGGTTCTGAGGGAAAGTCTCAGGATCTTGCACAACAACCTTGCATTCACCAAGGGCGTAAATCGTGAATACTCCGACGAATTCGCGCAGTCTGGCGGCAAAGTCGGGCAGAGCGTAAACGTCCGCAAACCCAATCGGTACTACGTGTCCGACGGGCAGTCGCTTGACGTTCAGGATACCTCGGAAGAGTACGTCCAGGTAACGCTCGATCACCAGTTCCACGTCGATGTGAATTTCACCAGCAAGGATCTCACCCTCTCGCTCGACGACTTCAGTGAGCGAATCCTGAAGCCCGCGATGGCGAGACTTGCGTCCAAGATCGACCACTCCGGCCTCGGCGAGTACATCAACATTTACAACTGGGTCGGCACCCCCGGCACCGAGCCTGGTGTCTCCGGCGGCTCCGGCTTGGCAACGTCCACCGCTCCGCAGGTATTCCTCAATGCCGGTGCGCTTCTGGATTCGATGGCTACCCCGAGGGACGGCAACCGTTCCTGCATCTTAAGCCCGTTCGCGCAGTCGGCATCCATCGCCGGTCTTTCCGGTCTGTTCCAGGATGCGGGCGCTCTCGGCGACCAGTACCGCAAAGGCGTTATGGGCCGCGCGCTTGGGTTCGAGTTTGCAATGGACCAGAACATCAATGCGTTCAACACCGGAACCTATTCGGGAACCGCATCCAACTTCGATGTGAACGGCGCACAGGGCGACTCCACGACCGCCATTTCCACCCTCACCTGCAAGTGGTCGGACGGAAGCGGCACCCTTGAGAAAGGGACCGTTTTCGACATCGCAGGTGTCTACAGTGTGAACCCGGAAACCGGCGAGTCCACTGGCCAGCTTCAGCCCTTCGTTGTCACCGAGGATGCCACTATCAGCACCAGCTCGTTCGATATTTCCATCTCTCCGCCCATCCTCTTCAACGAGAACGGCACCACGGCGAAGGCCACGGTTTACAGCTCCACCGGCGATGTTGCGGACGGATCGCAGATCACCATCAGAAGCGGCGCGACCGCCGGGAACTACACACAGAACCTCGCGTATCACAAGGATGCCTTCACCTTGGCAACCGCCGACCTGATCATGCCCAAGGGTGTGGACTTCTCGGCCCGTGAAAGCTTCGACGGCATCTCCATGAGGATTGTGCGGCAGTACGACATCAGCAATGACTCTCTGCCCTGCCGTATCGACGTTCTGTGCGGATGGAAAACGACCAGGCCCGAGATGGCCGTGCGCATCTTCGGCGCTTAAGGAGGGATGAACAATGTCCACAAACGCACCCGCATCTGAAATCACCAGCAACAAGAAGGTAATCGGTGACGGCAATCCCGACGGTTGTTCCCTCGGCGGCGCTACCACCGATAAGATCAGCTTCTACGGCGTAACCCCCATCGTGCAGCGCTCGGGCGCGGCACAGACTGCGGTAGCTACCACGGCGCCTACGACCAGCAATGCGTTTGGCTTCAGTACCAGCACCCAGGCCAACGCCATTGTGACGCTCGTCAATGAGCTTCGTGCCGCATTGGTTGCGTCAGGGCTCATCAAGGGTTCCGCGTAACAAAGGTTTTACCGGGAGAGGGGTTTTGCCCCTCTCCTTTTTTATTTGCCCCGGAGGGCTTGCATGAAGATAGTTCTTGTTTATGTCGGTGTCGGTGTGGCGGGATTCAACAGCGACAGGCCGGACGGCGATAGGGAAGGAAGCTGGATTGCCCACGGCATCGCATCAATCGGAGCATCACTTATAGAAGCAGGCCACGACGTATCCCTGATCGACATGCGCCAGTTGAGCGGATTGGATCACTTCGCGTCCATCATCCAGCGCGAAGATGCTGACATTTACGGCCTCTCGGCTTCATCCGTAGATCATTACATAGCGCTCCTTTCCGCAATGACCATCAGAAAGACTCACCCCGAATGCAGGATAGTCGTTGGCGGCATTCATCCCACCATCTTCCCCGATAAGTATCTCGGCTACGGGATAGACACCATCGTTCGCGGCGAGGGCGAGATCACCATGCTAGATCTTGCAAGGGACGCGGAGAACGGGGCGAAATGGCCCGATATTGTCGTTGGGAAAAAACCCGATCTTGACAAGGTGCCTCATGAGGCGCGTGATCTGTTCGATTACCACAGGGAACTCACCTGTACCTTCGCGCCGGATCATCCGATACCATCCGTCACCATGATTGCCGGGAGGGGTTGCCCGTACCGCTGCTCGTACTGTCAGCCTGCGGAGAACTCCGTTTTCGGAAAACCTCACCGCATGAGAAGCCCGGAGAACGTCATCACGGAACTGCATTCACTTAAGGAGAAGTACGATTTCAGGAGCATCACCTTCTGGGATGACACGTTCACACTGAACCGGAAATGGGTGATGCGGTTCTGCGACCTGTACGAGTCGGAAGGGTTCACCGAGCCGATAGTTGCGGCGAGCAGGGCCGACATCATATGCCGAAACGAGGGCATGGTCGAGCGGCTTGCATCCATCGGACTCGATTGGCTCCAGGTCGGACTTGAGAGCGG